TAGAGGCCAAAAACAATCGTTAAATCATTTCTTTCCACACCTTCTATTTCGCATCCCTATAAGAGTTGGGAGTTCAAGCCTGAAGATTAGAGGCTAAGCTTTTATACATCGCGTAAGGCAGCGTCTGCCTGGTCGACTCCACGACCGGGTTCCCCGTTCCTAACCTACCACACTCCCTAATACGTTTCTTTCACCTACCAAGATAACTTCCGCAAGTTAGTCAGTGACTGACTCTGCAACCATGATACTTTCAGAGACTGAGTCGAGCTCAGTTTACCGCATCACGCATACACAGGGATCTCTCCTTAACTTTCATTATCTCTTCAACCGGTTACTCGTGTCTTCCTCTCGGTCGACATACACTTCCGAAGAAGCCTCGAACGCCGTGCGCTCTTTTTACTCCGTTTCAAGGGAAACCGGGATGACCTCCGAAAAGGGTTCCTGGGCAGATCAGCTCGCCCCAGCAGAGGGCCGATGCCACGCAGCAAAGGATTGCTCAATTAGGACCTAAAGATCACTGGCCGAGACCAGAGACCCAGAGGCCGAGGATTGTCTTCCTGTATCGAGATTGGCACATCGTCTACAGTCGGTAACCACACTTGTTGCTTCACTTCCTTCCAAAAATGCTTTAATGTCTTTAACTCCTCAACACCATCCTTAACAGACATTACGATCCTCGGCAATACCGGAGCCAGGAATCGCTTAGCATTTTTCGGTGATAAACCCAAGAGTTTACCACACCGTGAAAGATTGCGACAATCTCCTCCCCAAGTCGCTGTACCCTCCGATACTCTCTCACGGTAGTCCGTGTCACTCGTTTCAACAGTTGCATCGGACCAAGCGCATTCCACGAACGCCGGTCCGATACCTCTGCTTTCTTTTCTCATTTTCTTTGTTATCCGCTCTACCCTCCGAAGCTGCCATCCAAGTGGTATACGTCTCTGACGTAGATTGGCCCGTCTGACAGGCAAAGGTGTCTCCACCTCCAGAGATAGGTAAAAGACCTCTCTTGACCACAAGGACGCACGACGAATCTCGGATTCTCGAGCAGACAACCCTAGCCCCCTGGTAATCGACCGCTGGGAACCGACAATTAAGTTCCTATTCCATAAAAGCCATTGTGAACGCAGGTAACTACGATTTACACCGTAATACCCTTCACACATGGACTTCCACCTTCCAGACAATCCTTCAACCCCACTATCCTTACGGAAGAAGGCTGTAGAACGAATACAAGGTATCATCCAGACTCCACGTTCACACGCCTTGAACAGTCTAGAATTTATGGAAAAGTACCTATTGTGGACCATGGTCTTACCAGCAGAGAGTACTAGTCCCGAACCCTTCACTCCTGACATCCAACGGTCAGACACCGACTTACTACTGCGAAAGATAATATCATCCCCATTAACCCGAACCGGAACCGAATCGGGGCCTGAGAAGCTCGTTCCACTATAGAAGCGGAATGCGAGGTAATTAACTATGCAGAGTAATGGAAAGGAGAGAAGGTTCCCCATTAATTGGCCACGTCTCTGATGAAAAATCTCATCAGATCCCTTCAGTTGAAGAGACATACGCAATGTCTCCCCCGCTGACTCTACTATCCCGATGGGGACCGATCTCGTCTGCTCAAGAATGAGACGCAGGATATGCTCCTGTGTTTCAGTATTAAGATTGTCAGTGGCTGATTCGTAATCGCCACTAGTGTAGACTTGATCGGGGAGCTGGGAAAACTCCTTGAAGACTGATGCCTTCGCGTCGCCGCGAAGTAACCAGGGGTAACGGCTAATTTGGTTGTAGATGGAACAATGCAGCGGCCTAAATAGATTCATATCCACACTTGGAATGGATACAACGCGCTGCTTGCCCCCCGTCTCAACAGAGGTGATACGAGACGGATCAAGGCGAATAGGGGACTCCCTAGAGAGAACGTCCAGTACGAACTTTTCGTGAGCGTTTGGGCCGGAACCAAAACCCCACTTCCTAAACACCTCTAATCTACTTCCACCCTCCGAACACTTTAGAGCCGTGCAGGATTTAACAGGGACAGTCGTCCCAAGACAAGCTTGGGGATAAGATACACTGTCCCAACCTACAGGGAAAAGTCTAGGCACCCATTTATCTAGATAAGCTAGAAAATCGGGATCCGCACCGCTGGCCGGTGAGGACATCTTGGCTACGTACAACGCAAGATCAGGTGCCTCCGAAGGTAATGATTTTCGGAAAAGAAAAAGTGACATGCTAATAGACATCCGATGGTCGAGACCAAGTCTACTAGTCGGTTCATGCCAACGATGAGAACCACAGCCTTCAAGAAGCGAACCGCAAAACTTCTTGATGGCCGACAAGCGAGCCTGTTCAGGCAAAAACGAAAAGTCAGGAAGAGTAAGTTTGATAGAATATATCTCACTTAACATCTCCGCAAGACGAATCATTCGTACACGAACAGGACAACCAACTGCAAACAACGCCCGCGCTTTACGTTTACAGACCTTGGTAGACATACTCCAATGAGAGGTATGCCAGAAGAAA